TGATAAGAAATCATTAAATAGATTGAGTTTATTCTCATCTAATTTTTTCTGATCAACAAGTGTATTGATGGTCTTATAGGTCTTAGTTGCGAACTTCTCACGCAAAATACCTCCATCCCATACCCAATCTTTTCCTTCCATAATTCCAGATACAAATGCATCAGGAGCTGAAGGATCGGCGACGATATCAGCAGCAGTTGCTAACATGAAATCTTCACCAACGACGCTATAACCTTCTTTTGTTTGTTGAAGTGATCCAACACCGCGAGAAGATACGCCAAGTTTTACTCCCTCTTCTACGAGAGATGAAGCAATCTTACCCATTGGAGTACCAAGGATTTTTGCTTTACCAATAAAATTAGATCCATTTTCTCTCAAAGAAACAATCTTATGAGATACACGATCCAAGTTTACTGTCGGACCATCTGGATGTCCTAGTTCGCCAAGTGCTCTACCTGACTGAATGTGATTTTCGTTATACCTACTAACTTCCTTGCGGAGAGTCTCCATAGGATAAACACGTCCATTACGGTTCTTCAAATCTGCTTGAAGGAATACTCCCTCAATATACATTGATTTCTTGCCGTTTTTATTTTCGACTAGAAACTCAACTGATTCAATTTCTTCTCTAATCAGTTTCATTATGCATCCCCGCTTGTTTGAACTTGTTGAACGAATAAGGCACCTTTAGAACCACCAGTTGAAATACCTGACACTCTAACTGATCTATAAAGTGAAGCAGCACATTTTGGATCAAATGCTGTTGCTATACCAGTAGTATTTGCGTCAGTTTGTATTCTAGTTCTAAAGAGTCCAGATGCACCAGTACCAGTATAAACTGCTGTTACTTGAGCATTGGATATTTTAGTATTATAGTTAGAGTCATTTGCATCCACAAGAGTAACTCTATCACCAGTTTGAAATGGCATTTGAGTTCCTTCTGGACAATCAATAGTTGCATTAGCACCCACACTAACAGCAGTAACTCTTTGAGAAGATTTAGTCAACCCAAGAGTTGCCGTACCTCCCGCAGGAATGTAGTAATCAGTGAAAGTTGCTTGTGGATCAGTTCCAATTGCAACGAATGCTGGTGCATCTGTTGCTACTAATCGTAGAACACTAGACTGAACTCTGAAAGCAGTTGAGGTCGAAGCCACCGCTGCTGTTGCAAAAGATTGTCCTGCTCCGACGGGTCTATGTGCCATTACTGTATAACTCTAGATTCATTTTAGTTATTTATAAAATTATTCTGCGCCTGTATCAACAGCTGCGACTGGAGTTTCCTCCTCATCTGCTTCTGCATCTACTTCAGTTTCAGAATCGACTTCATCATCAACTTCATCATCCTGATCACCAAATAAACTATTGGCAACATCAGGTTTATATGCATCTATACGTTCTGCTGATTTAGCAAAAAGCATATCTTTGATCTTATCACTAATCTTTGAAGGAGATTCATCCTTAGTGATCATATCCATCAATTCAGCTTGCACATCATTCATATCAGGCATAGTATTTATTAATAAAAATAACAGTCAAATAGTATTTATACTCTTAAAGAGTCAGAGATTATATTTCGCCACCCTTTGGTAGTGCCTTACTTCCCATATCTAAGGTTTCACCCTCTAAATCTGGTTCTTGCATAGGTGCTCCCATATCCATTCCAGCAACAGAACCATCTAATGGCAATCCTGTTTCTGGATCTACTGGTATAGAAGGATCTGGTATAACACCATCTTCAATCTCTTTTTCAATGAGTTTATCCTGTTCGATAATCTCCTCATCAGTCTGACGAAGAATATGTCTCCTTACATAGTCCTGAGAATAGTACTTACCAATGTAAGGTTCTGCAGTAGCAGCAACATTAATTCTCTCATTAAATAACTCAACTTCCTTCAATTCAGAGAAGTGATTGTCATATAAGAAGTCAAATTGGATATGTTCATTCATTATTTCCCAGTCTTCAGGGGTCACAATATTCTTAAGAATTAACTGTGTTTTGAGCATATCTTCGAACATTCTTGAGAATCTCTTCCTCAAACGTCCTACAAATTTAGTGAATTTTAACTCATCTCTTAATATCTCTGATGATCTTCCCAGGTTGAATCCTCCCTCTCCATCCATTCTTGATGGGGGTACATTGAGCGACCTATATAATTTCTTTTTGAAGTACTCAATATCCGTGATTTCACCAAGGTTCTGACCTCCAGGAAGAGTAGAAATTTCAGTTCCACGGCCTCCTTCGCGTCTAGGCAGCCAGAAATCTTCAAGCATTGCCATGTACTTTTTGTCATCACGGATCTCCCCAGTGTTGGCATCGTAGACTAACTTGTTACGATATCTCATCATCACATCTCGGAGATATTGCTCAGCTTTTACTTTAGGTAAATTGCCGACATCGATATAAAAAATTCTTCTTTCGGGTGCTCTAGATAATCTGTAAATAACAAGACTATCTTCAATCATCCTAAGTTGATTGATTGACTTGATTGCCTTGTGAAGATAAGAGAGTGTTGATCCCTTATTTCTATCTACTAATCCAGAAGTACAGTATGTTACTGCATCCCTAGTCATTTTAATGCCTTGACTATGGCCCTTTGCATTGATATTACCAGTAGGATAAGAACCTTTTGGATTATATATGAAGTATTCCTCCAGTTCGGGGAATTCATAATCCATAGGATTATCACTAGCCATTTTGTTTATGGCGTATTTTTCTCCTTCCTTTTTCTTTTGCTGTCTAACATAACGCATTTTCATTGCGTCAATATAACGCAATTCTTGAATACCTTCTTCAGGTTTCTTAAAGTCAATAACCTTATGATAAAATATTCTACCATCAATATACCAGTTCCTATAGATCTCATGAGATTTTTTATCAAAATCTAATAGATCTAAGATATTCTTAAATTCAGCTCTAATCTTCTTTTTAATACCATCACTAGCATTAAGATTAGAAAGTTCAATTTGTACTGGAGTGTCGTTAGTATCAGATACGATAGCTTCATTTACAATATCCTCAATAGCACTATCCGCTTCAGGATGAAGTGCCATTTCTCTATACCTTTTAATAAGGTCATATTCGGTTTTGTAAATTCCTTCAATGTCAACATAAGACCCAAAAAAACCACTACTCATATAATGGTCAGACCCGTCCTCATTATTCGGAGGAACGGGTGAAACTGCCGTTGGAGATAGTGGTTCGGAATCCTCTATAGAGAATCCAAATAATTTTGCCATGATTTATATCTTACCGTATGACTATTTAGTTAGCCATTTGCACCGCCAGCCGCAACTGCGTTGAACGATTGAACTTGGAATTCTACTGTGAACTCTTCTATAGTATCGCTCGAATCGTAAGATAAGTCAATAGCTGCAACGTTAGAAGGCCAGATATCAACAAACTCATACTCTTTTAGTACTGAGTTTGAAGTTCCTGCACTAGACTTGCTGCTTGTAGATGATCCTCTACCAAGTTGGAATACTTTAGCATTTGTCATATATGCTGATGGATCTGTTGCACCAAGGTTAGTATCTAACTTAGCGATCAGATTTGCCCACTCTTCAAATGCATTCCTTAATACGAATCCTTCATCATTAATTATAGTTACTGTCCATGTATCTATTGTACGGTCTCCAGCAACTTTAAAAATACGACCCCTAAACGGAACATCGATGTTTGCGACATTTTGTGCTGGCAACTGAGCCGCCTTACACATATATCTAAAACTATCTGAATCCCAAGAGATACCTGCAGGTAGAGTGGTTAGTTCTACCTCAAACAGATTGGGTCTTGCACCGCCACCAATAAGTGCGGATTTAAATTGAGAAATAGTCTTGTTTTCTCTTGATGTTGCCATGATTTTTTACTCTCCTGTTAGTTATTTAGATGAATGATACGATTAAACGCGACCAGCGACTTCTTCAAAACTTACCCCAGTTCTAGTAGCAACAAACGTAAGTGTTACGTAGTTAATAGACTTGGCAGGTTTCAAGTAAATGTCTGCTCTAAATTCATTGTTATCAATAACATCAGGAGTATTATTTGTGGTGTCGCAAACAACTAGGAATCCGTAGAGTCCGCGTTTTGCTTCGACATCGCGCAAATAAGGTTCAACAATGTTTCTAAAGTTTGCTCTTGTTAACTCATCGTTAAGTTCAAAGAGTTGTGCTTCAGCAGATCTTTGTAGTGCTTGCTCAATTGTAAGGAACAGGCGACGAACGTTAATTCTGTCAAATGCAGATGCATAACCAAGTGCAGTCTTATCACCAAAGAGCATAGTACCAACACCAGGTTTTGTGATTATGGCGTTGACTCTTTGAGGATAGAGTTGATCTCTTTGATCCTTAGTTGGGTTGTATGCAAGTTTGATGGCATTATTGATAATACCACGTTGTTGTCCTGCAGGTGAGAACCAAGGATATGCAACGATATTTGTGCGACACATTAAACCAGCAATGTCTGCATTAACTGGAACATATCTAAACTCGTTGTTAAATCTATCGTAGGTGTACTTATAACCACTATCAAAGATTCCGTAAGAGGAAGAAGATAGAGGACTGAAGTATTCTACAAGATTTTCTGTTTGTGTTGTTGTGTTAGTAACATTAACAAGGTCTGCCCTATGCGGACCAACAACTGCAACACAATCTTTTCTCTCAGTTGCGAGAGAGATTAAATAATTTGCTTTTGCCTGTGACTGGTTCTTAGCACCAAGTCCAGGGCCCATGATTAGATAATCAACAGCAATTTCATCCTTGTTCTCAAAGAGTTTGTAGGATGTTTGAAGATCACCTAATGTAGCAGTCATTCCACCGTTTTCTCCAACGATTGGAATTCCTGCGGAATAATCCTCACCACCACCTAGTGTGTAAGTAATATTTCCGATTGCAGAGAATGTATTATCCTGTGCAGGTTGTCCCCATAAACCTTGGGCAGTTGTGTATGCGGTAAA